AGCGGCGCAGGGACGAACGTGCGCTGTTTCTGAGGTAGACCACGCCGCTATTTCAGCACCAAGTCGGCCACCAGCACCGTAACAACGATTGCCGTCAGGGCAAGCCAGACCCAGAACGCTTCGGGGAGCGTTTCCGGGTCTTCGGCTTCGAGTTCTGTGCAGACTTCGGCAGCCTCGGGATAGCGACCCTGCTGGTCGCAGCCGGTGGGAAGGCGGCTCATGGCTGCGGCCAGAACAGAAACACGCCGACAGCGGCCAGCACGGCGCAGACGATGATGTCAATGGTCAGAGCAATGTCCACAGCAGGGCTCCCAGTGCGATGCACGCAATGATAACTGCGGGCGCTGGAATGTAACGCGAACGCGGCTCCGCGATGTTGTAGCCCGTGGTGAACGTGCAGTCGGCCAGCGTGCGTGGGGTGGTGAGGTGGCTGGGTTTCATGTCTTGCTCCTTGCCCGGATCTCCGCTGCGCACCGCTGCGCGATGCCTTCGATGCTTGCGTGTTGGTCGCAGATGTCGGCGCAGGCGGCGCGTTCCATCAGCAACCTCTCCGTAATCTGCGCGCGGAGTTCGCCCAGCAGATCCTCTGTCGTGTCGCCGTGCCCGGTGGCGTAGCCCATGCTGCGCATCCAGTGGGCGACTTTCTCGCGTTGGGCTGCGGCGACGAGGGCGGCAAATCGATACCGCGTGAAACCCTCACCCGCCTTGTAGGCGTCCTGCTGCGCTTGGAACCACATGGTGTCAAGTTCGGCGTTGGTCATGTCTTCCCCCTAAGCCACCGCCACAGAGGCAACAGCGTCAATCCGCTGGCGAAGCCGCGCAGAAAGGCGCGGAGTTTCATGGTTGAGCCTCTGCTTTGGCGATGGCGGCGTTGATTCGCGCCACAACAGGACATTCTTCGAAAAGCAAATGCCGATCTTTGTGGGCATGATGCAAGTACTGGCAGTCAATGCTCGTTAGGCGCAACGCCTCCAGCAGTTCCCGATTCACCGCGTGCAGCCGACGCAGTTCGGCTGCGGCCTCGCAGGGGAAGACGCCTTCATGCCAGCGATCAAGCGCATCAGCCAGCCGCAGGGCTTCGGATTTGTCAGCCATTGTTCTTCTCCTTCAGCTTGGCCTCGACGGCGCGGGCAACTGAGCAGTAGTCACTACCAACCGTATTGCATAGGGCTCGGTGTATCGACCGCACCTCTGTGTCACTCAACGAGCGCCACTCGCGGCGCGAGCGCACTTTTCTGCGCTGTAGGCTTCGTTGCTCGCCCAGCCATGCAATCGACCCCTTGTCTACCCGCGCCTCCGCGTCCTGCTCCTGCTCCTGCTGCGCCAGCGCGGCGCGAAGGGCGTTCACGGCCTTATTGCCTGCTTTTGGCAAACTTATGTAGTGGTGCTCAATGTGCTCCAACGCCTCCAGCGCCTGCTGGGCGGCTTCTCGTAGGGTGGTCATTCCGCTTCCTCCTTCCTCTGCCGAGCCTCATAGGCCAGCACATCGGCAAGCCGGTACATCACGCGCCCCTGCTGGGTGCGGCCGAGCCGGATGAACGCCGGCCCGCGCTGATTGGCGCGCCAGTGGCGCACGGTGCGCTTGGCCACGCGCCATCGCTCGGCGAGTTCCTGCTCGGTCAGCAGGATGTCATTCGTCGTCATCAGTGCTCTCCTCGGCAAACCACCAGTCCTCGATGTCAGCAGCGATGTCGTGCGCTTTGCCGGCGGCCTTGCCGTGCTCCGGGTGGCTGAGCAGCGGAAACGACAGTTCGTAGATCGCCACCAGCAGGCGGTCAATGTGCTCGCGGGCGGTGCGGGCTCGGTCGTCAGCGACGGCGTACATGTCCTGCACGGCCTGCAGACGCTGGTGCAGCGCCGCCTCGGCTTGGGTCATCACTGGGGTGCTCATACGGTGCCCTCCTCGGCGCGGATCTGGTTGGTGCGACGAGTTGCCGCCTCAATGACTTGCTTTCGTTCTTCGCTCCCCTTTGGTAGCCGGTTGATGTCAATGCGAAGCAACTCTAGGCCCTCCATCGTGCTGGCAAGCTCAATCTGCTCCAGCAGGGCGTTGACGCTTACCGTAGACGCGGGCGGCGGCGGTGCCACAGGGGGCTTTGGCGGCGGCGGCGCTACCGGCGGTTTGGGAGTAGCGCGGCGCTCTTGCCTTTCGTCTTTTTTCTCCTCCTCGTGACCGGACTCCAACGGCAGCTTGGCCCATAGCTCGTAAGCAAGGCCGAACGTCATAGCCGCCGCCAAGCAAACGCCTCGACGATGCGTATCCGTCAGGTCGCGCGCCGTGATCTTGTCGCGCTGGATTGCGGCGTTACGCGTATCCATGACGGCTTGCGGGACTGCGGGCGTGACCTGCTCACCATTGCGGAAACGGATCAGCAAATAACAACCAACAGGCGCCGCATGCAGCAGGCTTCCCTCTGCATTGGGAACCGTCTCTGGCAGCCAACCGGGCGCGTGTTCTCGCAGAAGCTGCAAGGTGCGCGACCAGTTGATGTAGGAGGCTTTGAAACTGCCGGCGCCGATGGTTTCCACCAGATCGTCCGTGGCAACTCCGGCTAGATTGGGAATTTGCACGTTTGCTCCTCAGCGGCTGACGCGATCAATGTATTCTGCGGCAGCCATTGCGGCGGCTGCGTCTTGGGTGCGCCGGCCACCGGGCAGAACCCAACCTTCCGGCAGCGCCATGCCGTTGCGCAGCGTGCAGGCTTGCGCCCACAGGATGCGAGCAGCACCGAAGCGCATGTTGTTGGGGTGGAAGAACTCTGCGGCAGAGGTTTCCAGCGAAGGGGGCGGTTCTTTTTTGCGGGTCATGGGTGTTACTCCTGTGGTAGTTGAACGGTTTCAACATGCTCTTCATAACCTTGGCTGCGGCCGTATTCCTTTTCAAGCATTTCATCAATTTGCTCGCCAAGCTCAATTAGCTTGGCGCGGCCGCAGTGCCTTAAAACAAATTCAAAAATTAACTCCTCTATCTCAACTCGTTTGGACATTTCTATATCTGATTTTTTGCACTCTTCGTTTCTCTCCTCAACAAGTTGATCCTTCAGGCTTTTAACCAGCAAATCATAGGCTTCAGCCATGAACACCGGCGCGTATGCGTTTGACATCGGCGCTCTCCAAAATGGGGCGGTTTCCCGCCCCGTGGGTTCAGTCAGTCAGGCCGGCGGGCATGCCGTCGTCGTCCACGCCGGGGACGCGGGACGCTGCCACAGTCGTCTCGACGGGCGTGCCGCCGCCCATCAGGGCGATGATGTCGTCCTGCGTGGCAAGCTTGGCCTCGTAGCCCGACGATGCGTAGCGGATCGCCTCGGCTGCGCTGATGGCGCGGATCAGGCGGTCCATGTGGTCGGGGTGGCTCACGACGTAAACCTTGACGGCGCGGACGTAGGGCCGCTTGGGCTTCTCAGTGCTCATTTCTTGCTTTCCGCGAGACGCCGCAGCGCCTCGACTTGAGTGCCGACCTGTTGCAGGAAAATCGTGATCCGGGCTTCCAGGTCGGCAATGAAGCCAGGGTCACGGTTGATCCGCTGAATGTGCAGCTGCAGCGGCTCAGGCATCCGGGGATCGTAGGACACGAAATCACACCACTGCCGGCCAGTGATCCACATCTGGCCCTGCACCTGTGCGGTGTGTTCGTCGGGCATGCCACGCAGCAGCGTTTCAATATGCACGGCGCTGTTGTAAGGGCACTTGATCTCAATGAGACCGTCCCAGTCCACTAGGCCGTCTGGCGAACAGCCAGCCAGCAGGGTGTCATGCGCGATGAAGCCCGTCTCCTCGACGCTGATGCCGGTGACGCGCTCGTAGGCCGCGCGCGCTGCGGGCTCCTGTTCGGTGCCCCATTGCATCGCGGTGGTGGCGTAGCGCTGGATGGGTTGCTGCGTCAGACGCTCGACTACCAGTTCGGTGAGATAGTCGCGCTGGGCCTGCGCTGGGGCGCCGGATTTCAGCGCGGCGATGGCGTCCTTGAACCGGCTGGCCGTGGCCTTGCCAATGCGGGCGGCGTACCAGTCTTCGGTGCGCTGGGCTGCGGTTTCGAGGATCATTCCGGCCGCTCCTCGTCAATGATGCTGATCTGCTCAGGTTTGCTGTCGTCAGCCGGAAACAGCGCGATCGTCGTCTCACGTCCGTCGGCGTCGGTGATGACGATGTTTCTCCAAGTGCATCTGTCAATACTGCGGTGCTTTTGGGCGCGCACGCTGACGATCTGGTGGATGTGGATGGTAATCATGGTCATGTTCAGACCTCCCAGTCATACGGATCAGAATCGGGCTCGCTGCAGGCGAACATCGCGTCCGCGATCTGCTGGATGCGGCGCTCGTTATCTCGCAGGAAGCGGTTCTGCAGCTCGAACCGGGCCGCATCGGCCTGCGCCCGTGTGCCGGCGAACAGGCATGCCAACAGAACGTCGGCGTGAGCCGATGCCATGTCCTCCTCGCGGACGTTCACGACGTCGAACGCCGCGCCCTCGCGGGCTTGCGAGACGACGCTGAGCCACATCTGCCAGTCTGCTGGGCACGCCAGCAGGTGGTCGCGGGCCTCGGCTTCGTTCGGGTGGTCGCCGTTGTAGCCGGCGGGATACGTAGGCCACGTAGCTTCATCGCCAGGCCCGTAGGTTGTCGTGTACATTGTCTGGACTCCTGTTTCGCGCTCGCATCGGCGCCGACGCATCATGCCACTTTGTGCCGCCACGTGACTATTGTTGACAGAATTGCGGGGTCATTCTGCGCCGGTTGACTGCCGGCAGTCGGCGGGCTGACACTTGCGGCCCCGACAGGAGGACAACGTGACCCCCCGACAACGCGACACATTGAACATCGTCATGAACTATCAGCCGGTGACGACGGCAAACGTGGCCGCCCACTTGGGCGTGCAGAAGAACGCCGCCAACAGATACCTGCTGCATCTGAAGCAAGCCGGTTTCGTGGTCGCGGACGCGATCAACAAAAACAACGTCTGGTATCGGGCGACGCGCGAAGCGGAGGTAGGTGTGACCGCTCGGCAGGCGTATGAGCAGGCGCCGTCAGTCTGGGCGTATGCGGCGCGGTGCGCGCAAGGGGCGAAGCGATGAGAGGCCGCCGCACCCTGCGCGAGGTCATGCAAGACCACCAGCGCAGCGAGGACACTCTCGCCGCCATCTGGGGCAAGCCGCGGCGTGAACTGCCGATCCCGCCCGAGCCCCCGAAACGCGCCCCAGCGAAGCCCAGCGGCGAGCCGTCAGAGGCGCAGATCCTGAGGGCGATCTTGGCGCTGCTGCGGCATCATCCGAAGGTTGCCAGCCACTGGCGGCAGAATTCCGGCACCTTCGCGGAGCGCAACCGGGACGGCTCGACGCGGTACATCCGTGCGAACACCGCTCGCGGCATGAGCGACATCATGGGCGTCCTGAAAGACGGCCGCACGCTAGCTATTGAGGTCAAGTCACGCACCGGGCGCATGCGCCCCGGGCAGGAGGAATTCCTGCAGACGATCCGGCAGGCCGGGGGCGTGGCTGGGGTTTGCCGCAGTGTGGACGATGCCGTCAGGCTGTTGGAGGGGGCATGACCCGCACAGTTTCGTGGTTTTCTTGTGGCGCCGCATCTGCGGTGGCAACTAAACTGTCGGAGCCGGACGTTATTGCATATTGCGATACCGGCAGCGAGGATTTTGACAATGCTCGTTTTATGCTGGATTGCGAGCGCTGGTTCGGCATGAGCGTCACGAAACTCAAAAACGAAAAGTGGCAAGACACCTGGGATGTCTGGGAAAAGAGAAAGTTTTTGAGCGGAATCAGCGGGGCACCATGCACCAGTGAACTGAAGGTTGTGCCTCGACTTGCCTTCCAGAAGCCTGACGACATTCACGTTTTTGGCTATACCGCAGACGCAAGCGATGTAAAGCGGGCAAAGGTTCTCCGGGAAAACTGGCCCGATATGAAGATTTCTACGCCGCTGATCGACAGGGGAATCACAAAGGCCGGGTGCCTATCTATGATTCTGAGCGCCGGCATCCAGCCGCCAAGGGTGTATGCAATGGGCTTCCCGAATGCCAACTGCATTCCGTGCGTTAAGGCCACAAGTCCTGCATATTGGGCCTTGGTAAGAAAAGAGTTTCCGATTCAATTCCGCAGAATGTCGGAAATGTCTCGCGCACTTGGTGCGAAATTGACGCGCATTAATGATGAGCGCATTTTCACTGACGAAATACCCGCAAATCATGCAGTCACAGAGGCCATCGCACCTGAGTGCGACTTTCTGTGTTCGCTGGCAGAGCAGGAATTCAATGAATCGGAGGCGACGTGAGAAAACGCTCCTCCTACCGCCCCCGCGGCATAAACCCAACCGCGCACCTGATGGCAATCACAGGCGCCGCCCTACTCAGCCGCGACGACCGCACCGTCTGGGCACTGCAGATGTACGACGCACTCGACGCAGTGGCCAAGGGCAAGGCCCAGCGCCAGCAGTGGGGCACGATCTTCGATGCCGTGAATCTGGCGGAGGAGCTCTGCCGCATGGGCCTGGCATCCGACCCTGACGGCGTGATCGCAGACGCACAGGCAGCCTGCGCAGAGATCATCCGCCGGCAGCAGGCGACGGGCACGCGTGCAGTGCGGGCCGGGGAACTGGCGGCGCTGCGGTGTCTCGAGGTCTCAATGATCGACATCCTGGCCGCAGTGACGCACAGCGAGCGGTTCCGCGCCGAGGGGCGCATCCGGGCTCGGACGCGGGAGGCGCAGGCCGGCAGGATCCCGGGGGCGACGGTGATTGATCCGGCGGTTTTGGAGGAAAAATGACAACGAAACTCGACTTCTCAGCGCTCGCGCAGCGCCTGCTGATCTCTGCCGACACTCTCGTGCCCCAGTGGCTCGCAGGCGGACGCAGGAGGGGCCATGAGTGGGTCTGCGGCGACTTGGCCGGCGGTGAGGGTGATTCTTGCAGCGTTAACCTGCTGTCAGGCCGGTGGGCCGACTTCGCCACTGGCGACAAGGGCGGCGACCTGATCGACCTGTACGCCGCCATCCATGAGATCGATCTGGGCGAGGCGTACCGCCAACTGGACGGCACGCCAGCAGCGCCAGCGAGGCCGGCGCGGCCGCCGAAACCGCAGCGCACGGTGATAACACCGGTCCCCAGCGAGGCGGCAGATCACGACTGCATGCATCCCATATACGGCGACCCGTCGCAGATCTGGACGTACTACGACGGCAACGGCGACGTGCTGGGCTACATCGCCCGCTACGACCCCGAGGGCCAGCGCAAGCAGATCGTGCCGTGGACCTTCGCCGCCGACGGCTGGGGCATGGGCCAGTGGACCGTCCCGCGACCGCTGTACCGCCTGCAGGAACTGGAGGCCCGCCCCGAGGATCCGGTGCTGATCGTCGAGGGCGAGAAAGCCGCCGACGCGGCGGCGGGACTGACCGGCAGCCCATACGTCGCATGCACTTGGCCCGGGGGGGCGCAGGCGCTGAACCGCGCGCACTGGCAGACGCTGCGCGGCCGGAAAATCCTGCTCTGGCCTGACGCGGATCAGGCCGGCATCGAGGCTATGCAGCGCCTGGCGGCGATCCTGCAGCCGATCGCGGCCGAGGTCAAGGTAATCGACCCTGCCGGCCAGCCTGACGCATGGGACTGCGCCGACAGCGGCTGGACCCGGTGGGCCGACGCACGGGCGTGGATCGCGCCACGCACGACACTCTGGAAGCCGCCAGCACCCGAGCCTGCAGCGCCCACGCCGGCAGAGCAGGCAGTCGCAGCGCGGGACGTATCGACACTGGAGCCCGCAGAATGGTATGCGCGCTGGGCGTACATGGTCCCAGATGACGGATTTTTCGATCTGGTGGAGCGCACCGAAGTGAGCCGCTCGGCGTTCAATGCGCTATACCGGCGGGTGCGCTGCCATTCGATACACACCAACGCCAGCGGCGCGGCGCGCAAGATCGAAGCGTCCGTCAGCTTCGACGAAAACCGCGCCGCGATGGGCGCCCGCGTGCTGGCCGGCGCGACCTATGCGCCTGGGGCGTCAACCCTGTGCGAGCATCAGGGGCAGGCGTTCGGCAACAAGTGGCGCGACGGAAGACCGCAGATCACCAGCAGCATAGACCCGCAACCGTGGCTAGACCACGTAGCCCGACTGATCCCCGACGAAGCCGAGCGAAACCACATGCTGGATGCGTTTGCGTTCAAGGTGCAGCGCCCCGGGATCAAAATTAACCACGCCATTCTGATTGGCGGCGTGCCTGGCGCGGGGAAAGACAGCATGATCGCGCCCCTGCTTTACGCCATCGGCGGTGAAAACAAAACCAATTGCGCGTCGGTCGAAACCGCAGAATTACAGGATCAATGGGGATACTATCTTGAGAACGAGGTGATCATTTTCAACGAACTGCGGCAGAGCGAGGCCGTGGACCGCAGGGCGCTGGAAAACCGACTAAAACCGATTCTTGCAGCGCCGCCGGAACTGCTTTCAGTGCAACGGAAATTTGCGCATCCGATACAGGTGCGAAATCAGGCGCTGGTGCTGGCGTTCAGCAACTACCGCGACGCGATTGCGATACCGTCAGATGACCGACGATGGTACGTTTTGTGGACAGATGCGCCCAGAATGACCGAGGAGGAATCCACGCGCCTATGGGGCTGGTTCGCCCGCGGCGGCCTGCAGGCCGGGGCGCTGTATCTGCGGCAGCGTGACGTTTCACGTTTCGCGCCAGGGGCCACGCCGCCGTGGACCGAAGCGAAACAGATCATGGTCGCCACCAGCCGCAGCGGAGCGGAATCGTGGTTGGTGGATCGGATAGAAAAGCGCATCGAGGAATTCCGCCTTGGCGTCATCAGCGGCCCGTGGCAGCCGCTGGTGGATCGCCTGCAGAATCAGGCGCCGTTGCATATCAGGCTGAACCTGCAGGCCCTGCAGCATGCGCTAGCTGAAGCGCGTTGGCAAGACCTGGGCATGTGCAAATCGCGCGCCAACCAGACCTCGCGCCACTGCTGGGCGTCGCCGGATTGGCGCGGGACGAAATCGGACGCGCGCGACGCGACCGAGACGCATTTAGCGGCTATGCCGACGCCGATGCGGCGCGTGGTCTGACCGGCTCCGCGCGCCACTCCAGCGCCACGCTGGCGGGTGCGTGGCGCCAGCGCCCGTACATCGCCAGCACAGCGGCGTCCTCGGCCGTGTACCACGCGCGCAGGGCGTCGCGGTCGAACAGGGCGCCGAAGCTGCACGCCTCGGCGGCGCGCCAGGCCGCGACGG